CAATCGGCTTACCTTTCTTTTCATGCCTCCATATGTATTTTATAGCATTACCAATACAAAAGCTATGAAATTTTGTTACCTGGATACACTCTATTCCTGAAGGATGACCTGTGTAATGCTTTGGGCTGTTGACATAATCCTCCTCTCTTTGCTCATGGTAATCCATCAGATTTCCTCATTCCAAATCAAAACATCGGGTCTTAATTCTTCACGCTTGAAAAAGCCATCACTTTCACGATGAATAATGGTGGCTGCACGTTTGCTAATCTGACCAAGCTTAACCCATTCGTAAACCGCCTGGCTTGTTACACCACACGTATGTGCCAATCTTGCTCTACCGCCAACCCACTTGATAAGTTCAAATAGCTCATGCGCTTGCTGCTGCTTAATGTCTGCTGCTGTTACAATCATTTTATTTACTCTCTGTTGTTAAGTTGAGATAATAATAAGCCTTTAATTTAAACTTGTAAAGTATTATTTAAAAGTATTTAGAAATTCGTGTAAAAGTAGCATTGGATAGCATTCAGTCTGACCGCTTTTAGTATGGTAATTACTCATCTTACGAGCGGACAATTTATGTTTACCTAATTGAAGGTGTATGGCCGCTTCACGCGCATGAGCCTCGTTACCAGTAGCAAAGCATTCATGAGCAAGTAACTTGACCACAGCGGACGCTGGAAGCCCATACCGCTTGGTTCTGAAGTCTATGGACTTGGCATATCCATATTTAAGCCAGGAAACCTCGCCAACGGTGATTTTTATTAGATATGTGTAACTGGGTTGGGTTCTTGATGTTTCTTCGCATACATTACAAACAAAACTGTTGTTCCTAACGTGAGTTATTTGTAATTCCGTTTCGTGACTGCAAGCATCAAACCGATATAATTTATAATCTTTATTGTGACCCGAACCTATCAAAGTTAAACCAACCGCCTGAGCTTCTTTGTTTCGCTTTTGCATCAAACATGTCTTACACGTAACTTGGTTTTGTCTAACATGGACAATCTGCAAATCAGCTTCATGGCCGCATGGGTTGAAAATGTATAATCTGTAGTCCTTACCCCTTTGAGATTTACCCAACAAGGTTAGGTCAGCCTGGGCAGCTTCTGTTTTGTGTTTCTCATTAATTGGGCTTGCCATCCATTAGCTCTTTGGTGTTGGTATAGCGTGAACATACAAATTTAAATAAAACTTGTACAGGATTATTTTCGATATTCTGCATTTCTATTCTAAATCTTCGGTGTTTAATGGTGTTTGATAAAAAACTCATCAAACACTCTGTAAGTTATTGATTCATATAGTAAATGTGTAGTGGTGTTTAATACCTATATATAATACCTATGTATAAGTAGTAGTAGTGTAATAGTAGTATATGTATATAGGCTGCTCATATAGTAGGGGGATAGGCAAAATGTGTTTTATTAGGTCATCAAACACCGGAAGTACTAAAAACTTAATGGAATCATAGACTTAGTGCGGTGTTTGATGGGGATTAATTAGGCTCAGGTGTTTGATAAATTTTAGGCGGGTGTTTAATGGGGTTTAATTAAATTTTATTAAACACCGCCTAACTATATGATTTTGAAAGGGTTTAATCTAATTTGTAAAATATGACGGTATTTCCGTCAATCTTTTTTCTTTCATGGTAATAAAATCCCATGCTAGCAAGAACAGCTTTAATTGCTCGGTTATTTGGATAATCTTCGAACCTCCCGTCGTTGTGCATATCATTATATGTACGAATTTCCCTGTTTAAATTTGTCAGATTTAAAATTCCACCATCAAAACAATCTGGATATTCTTCCAAAGCGTCCTCTAATGTAACCTTAAAAGGTGACTTTCCAAGCTCAATCATCTTGTTTCTTGATGCTGTAATTGGTGCTCTTCTCTCAGCATTAAACGTTGTATTTATCTCATGGTTCTTCAATGCTTGGTATAAAGCTGGTATTGAATTGCGCATATTTTCATACAAATCTATGTAATAACGAGGATTAATTTTAGATAAAAACTCCTCAATAGCTTTGCCTGATTGCCATTTACTGAAGATAACGCAGTACCTTCTATCATTATCATCCATCGGAATTGCATCCTTATGGTTGGTTAAACAGAAGTAATTGGTAGTATTTGGAACAGTGACGGGGTCCATTCCTTTCTTAACCTGCTCAACTGTTGGGTTAGATATAAAAGGTTTTAACTTGTTTGTAGTCTCATATTTTTTGTAATTATCAATTTTTAATTCTTCGATAAATGTCATACATTGCCCTGCGGCCCACCCTGAGAAATTGCTTTCAAGTGTTTGCGCATTCATCACCCTGACATTATTAAAGCCTAGTATCAGTCGCATCATCTCAGAAAAAAAGCTTTTACCGTCACCAGGTGCGCCCTGCAATACAACAGCCCACGGTAATTTATCCCCTGGGTTTTGAACACAGAATGATAAATAGTCTAATATAATATCAATTTCACGCTTGTCAGCAATTAGGTGTGTAAGGTGACTCATCAACATCTTTTTAGCTTCGTCTTCAACAGCTTGGTCAACAACCTCATGCAATTCCGCTTCATAGGTGTTTATGTAATCAACCTTAGAGTGTGTGAACAAAGATGGAAAGCTAGGGGCATACATCGTGCCAGCTACCATCTCTATAACACCTTCGGCCACTTTACTGGGTTTAAGATTAAAGCCCTTGCTGTTGGTTGGTGTGTCCTTAGCGTGCATAGTGTCAAACGCAACCTTACTATATTCAACAAAGTTATCCTTAGAGATATATTTGCCTCCAGGATTCATCACGTATTCATTTATAAAACCTAAATCAGATACAACCGTCTCACCTGTAACCTTATCCACTTTAAGTGATGGCAACCCTCCAGCCATACCAATGATAGATGCAAATGTGATTAGGTTTCCGGTGTCGTCTGCTTTAAAAGAACACCAGCGTTTAAAGTTTGAATTCTCAACTTTTAAACTATAATCACCTCTAGTGGTTGACCATGCGTCTAAAACTTTGTATCCCCATGACCTTCTATCCGATAATTTTTCTTCTTTATGTCCCATACCTAAAAGTTGACGTTTAAAACCTGCACATACTGTCATCCAAGATTCATTATCAGCCCCAACTTCTTCAGGTAAGTTTTCAAAAATTGCTTTTATCTGAATACCATTTAAATCTGAACCATCAGGATTTGTTACTGCTAAGTTATCAAGTTTAACGGCTTCAATTAAATCTGTACCACTATCATTACCAGTTGGTAAAGCATCAACCGTTAGCTTTTTAAGAGCCATCTTAGGTAAGCCTGGTTTGAAGTCGTCAAAGTGGTCTTCTAATAACTCATCACCAACAACCTTATATCCTTTACCTGTTGCAACATAACCCTTACCAGATACGCGAGTATCAAAGCCTTTAAGCTTAAACAAATCACTACCCTGTTTGATTGTGATGTCTTCTGGAACGGTAAAAATATAATGTTCACCGCCATTCAATGTATTCTGTGAAAAAGAACACTCCCAATCAAGCTCACAACCTAATACCGCCTCAACATCTTTCCTTGTTATACCTTTATATGTGTCTAAATCAATTACCATAAAACCTGTAGGAACCTTAACCCCATACATGGCTGAAGTGCATTCGCCTTCATACGTTTGCCATTCATTACAGCTCGGACTTTTATCCTTATTAAGCGGAAATATTGTCACATTACTCTCCTGTTAAATTTATCGCTTTATATTTACCTTCTGTCATCTTCTCAATTAATACAGCAGATTTAGCGGGGATGCTTTTGTTTTCATACCAAGACCTGACAGCCTGCGGTGATATGCCAAGCTCACGCCCTAAGTTTGAATAGTTAAAACCATAATCTGCCAATAGTAATTTCATGTCGGTGTTCATTTGTTACGCCTTATTTGTAAAATGGACTTGCATATTAGCCCCTGTTGATGTAAATTACAACTTCAATTATAAATTAAAAGGCAACTTAAAAATGTTAGAAAATGAAATTATTAACTTAACCGCAGCTATTGAAAAGCTTTGCACCCTTATGGAAACTAAAGAAGTAGAGCCTGTAATAGTAGAGCCTGTAATAGTAAAACCTGTAATAGTAGAGCCTGTAACACACACTGAAGATAGTTTAAAAGAATTGTGCTTAACATCATCAAAGAATATTGAAGATGGTAGAACTAAGGTTCGGGCAATATTAGCCAAGTATAATGCTAAAAAAGTAGCTGAAATACCAACCCACCTTTATAGCGAAGTGGTTAAAAAATTAGAGGGGTTAGTATCT